TACCGCGTTCCGTATTGCGCGTTAAGATACGAGGCCGCACTTCTTGCGGCGTTCCACTTCTCTACCGGAAGTGTCCTTTGCTCGTTCACGTCCATATCCCGGACGATGGAATAGGCACTCGGCTCGCGTTTCATAAGTCCTCCATCCAAAGCAACCCGACACAGAAGCAAAGCCAGGAGAGATAGACGGCAACCGTCTTGCCTCCACGGAAGATGTCAAGGGCGGGAAGAACGGCTATCTTCCGCCAATCCTTGTGATGATAGAAGCTAATCATAATCCTTGTATTTGGTTTCCTTTACCCGCACCCCGGTCGAGCGGAAGGCAGCGGTCATGTTAACGCAGAGCCGGTCGGCGTACTCGTTCCACGGGTCCCCGGCGTGTCCGCGCACCCAAAAGAATTGGACGCGGAGGTGGCGCTTGCGAACCTCCTCTTGATACCTGTCGATAAGTCCGAGGTTCGTGTTTGCCCGCCACGCGCCGGAAAGGACCTTCACGACGTACTGCGAATCAGAGTGGATGAACAGTTCGCACCCGTCCGGGACGCTCATGACGGCCATGATAGCCGCGCCAAGCTCCTGCTCCGGGGAGCGTTGTTTCTTGTCCGGATCGTATTCCACCCGCCGGGCTTTCGCCCTTTCGTAAATCTTATCCCCGGTGGAATCAAGGATAACCACGGCGGAAGCCCCGATTTGCGAATCCATATCGAAACTCCCGTCCGTGTAGGCTGTGTATCTTTTCATCTTTGGCGCTTTATTTTGGTTTTAAGCCACGTTCTATTGTTTTTTGGTAGTCTTGCCTATCCGAAAACTAAAAGTTGTTGTAATAAGGCTCTTTCGGCTTTTCGCTTTCAAAGTCCGGCATATCCTCGTATGGGTCAAGCGTAGCCTGGACGGGTTCTTCCCGCCAACCGTACACGATGTTCTCCGTTTCGTCGTTCTTGATGCGCCGGGACTCGTTCTCGTAGTAGAGGCCGATAAGAGCATCCACCACGCCAAGCGAGCGATTCTTCGCAATCTCCAAGACCAGGGAAAAACGCATAAGCTCCATAACCGGGGCTTCTCCGAAGAAGTCCTTTGCCCGTCGTTGAAAGTCATTCCCGACCCGGTGTGAGATAAGGAGGTTGTCGCAAAGGTTCGTAAGGTTGGCCGTACCCGCGATGGATTCCTTGCGGAGTAGCTGGAAGGATTGCTCCTTTCGAGGGTGGCAGACCACGATGATGTGGACGTTCGCTTGCTTCGCGTATTGCTTTATGTCCTTGATGAACCGCGTCTGTTTCTCATTCTCACTTCCGTCCACATCGTCAAGGTCGAGAGCCATCAGATTGTCAAGGAGGATAAGTTGTACCCCATTCAATGCGACACACTCCTTGATGTCGGAGAAAAGTTGCGTGAACCCGGAGCCGTAGTCGTTGTTATAGAGCCAGAACTTCCCGTCCAACCACTTATGAATAACCTCGGCGGTAGCCTTTGGTGCATAGTACAGATTCTCATACCCATACTTTTGCACGACGAAGGATTTTCCGGCGGCCATCTGGTCGAGCCACGCCTGGAATCGAAAGTCTTGTAGCTCCCCGGACCATGCCGCAACCTTGTACCCGCGTTGTACGGCGGCAAGGATGAAATGATTAAGGAGCGTTGTCTTTCCGGAGCCGGACAAGCCGGAGAGGATAGTCACATCGCCGAGGGTGAAGCCCATGATGCGCTTGTCAAGTTTTTCAATGCCGGATGGGATGGAAACATAGCTCGCCGGATCAATCCACTTGATTTCCGACATCTGGAGCCATTTCTTTCCCCGGCTGTCCTCCTTCACCACTTGAACGGGTTGCGGGGCTTGCTTTCCATAGTAGGCCCTCCGCCTTTGGAACTCCTCCCTTTCCTTTCGGTCGTAGGCCGACGGGTCGAAGTGGAGTCGCACGTCCCGCCATTCCATGTTGGCGCAAGACGCATGGAGGCACTTGAACCCGATGGCCCCGGAGTCCATAACGAAGATGGCCGAGTCCGGGGCTTTGTGGTTTGGATTGAACGGGCACTCCGCAAGGATAAGTTTCTCTCCGCCGACGAATTTCACACGCCTCGCAATCTCGATATGGTGCTCTTGGATGAACCCTTCGATGTCGAACCTTTCCGTAGAATAGTTGTTCGCCCGTGATGGAGCCTCGACTTCCGGATATTCGCTTGCGACCTTCCTGATGTACTCCACCCCGGTTTCTTCAATCCTGTCCGGGACGTGGACGAAATAGGAGAGCCGTTGCGGTCGGTCTTTGGTGCTGCGCCCCTTGTAGGATTGCGTGCCGATAATCTTTGCGATACGGGATGCGTTAAAGACGGACGTGTCCACCTTGACGGTCTTGACGTCTCCGAACATCATATCCAAGACGTTGATGAACCTTTTGATAAGGCTTGTGCTTTCGTCCGTGTTGGGAAGGGTTATCTTGTAGTACAAGTGATAGCCGTTCCCGGAGAAAGCGACGACGGGTGCGGAAAAGCCCTGGTCGCGGAGGTATCGGTACACGTCCCGCATGGTCCCTTCCGCGAGCTTGACCTCTGCGTCCGTGGCGTTGATCCCGGCGGTCCGTTCCGGGTCGAAGTCCAATAGGATGAACCGCCTTTCCGTGACCTCCTTGTCGGAGGTGGATGTCTTTGGCGACTTGATGATACACCCGGCTTGCTCCCTCCCGGAAAGCGAACCGTCGAGCTCGTTGATGGTGGCGTAGATGCCCCCCATCCCATCGAACCGCTTTATCTCGGAGAGCATCGTTTCCACGTCGGAGAAGTAGCCGGAGTAGGTGACTTTACCGATGATGCGCACCTCGGTAAGACGGTTCGGGGCCTTGAAGATGTCCCACCATCGTCTTATTGTTCTTTCGTCAATCATAATATCCTAAAGCCGTATGTTTCAACCGATGACGGTTGTGAAGATTCCACGCCCTTGTAGTCCGGGACTTGATTGAGGAAGGTCTGGAACATTTTCAGATACGTCGGGTTCGCCCCTTCGACGTACCGTTTGATAGCGTCCGTGAGTCCCTCCTCGGTCCACCCGCCCGTCGTGAGCATCCTCTCTATCTTCGGTTTGTCCTTCTGTGCGGAGCGAAGCGCAACCTTGTTCCCGTCCGGCCTCGTGGTGGATGCCGGGTAGAGCGCGTAGATGCGTTCAACCGCCTCCTTGACGGATGGCCTTGCTGGTGCAGATGGTTTCGCAGGCTTCGGTTTCTCCTGGGTCGCGTAGTCTATGATGGTTAGCCGGGGAAGCGGGCCGGGCAATGTTTCCACCCATCCGTTGTCTTGCAAGCGCAGGATGAACCGCCGCACCTTGTCCGTACTCCACCCCCATCGCTTTGCGAGGTATGCTTTGGATGCAATCACCATCCCGCGTTTCGCCTCGTACCTTTTCCCGTCAATGATTATCTCGGTGTCCTTGTATGCGGCCATCTGCACGAGGTCGATGAAGGCTTCCCGCCGCGTGGCGGGTTCGTCCTTTCCGAAGATGCCCCGTTGGAAGATGGCTCGCGGGATTGTGATGTAGCCGTCCATTTGGTTAGAATAGAGTCCTTTGCACGAAAGGAAGGACTTTCGTAGTCGCTTCCTTGAAGATGTCCTTCTTGATTTCAAACCCGTATGCCTTGCGTTTGAGGTTCGCCGCCGCAAGAAGCGTCGTCCCGCTTCCGGCGCAAGGATCAATCACCACGTCGCCCTCGTCCGTGAAAAGCTCGATGAGCCGCTCCAGAACCGGGACGGATTTCTGCGTCGGGTGAACCTTGTGCGTGTCCATATCCCGCACCCAATCGAAGCAGTTGAACACCATCGCGCCGTTGTTATTGAACTTCGGGAGCCGGTTTCGATACAGGAGGACCGCGTACTCGCAATTTCCGACAACACGCATATTAGCCTTGAGCACCTGCGCCGAATAGTTCTTGCGGAACACGAGGTTGATATAGTTTTTGAACCCGAACTCCTTTGCGGTTTCAATCAGTTGGAACTGTTGCTCAAAGGAGCAGAAGATAATCATGCACGGTGCTCCGCCGGACTTCTTGCCGTTCTTGCCTATCGCCTTGCCCTCCGCGTTGCTTTTCGGTTCCGGCTTGAGCATCTGCGTTGAGAAGTGAAGGAACTCTTTTACGCGGAAGGTATAATCTGTGTCGAAGAAAGCCTTTCCTGCGAGTTTGGATTCGCCGTTGGCGTTGTCGCCCCCTTCGTACCACATAGGGTTGGAGCCGTATGCGTCCGTCCCGATGGCGTAGGGAATATCGGAGAGGATAAGTTGGGCTTTCTCGTTGATTCCGTGTGACTTCCAATTTTGGAATGAATCGTTGCAGAGTTGGATTCCGCACTCTTTGTCTATATAGTCGGGATAAGGACGGAGCCTCGCCCGCTTTTCTTCAAGTGTTTCGTTCATTAGAACAATGTCGTTTTGATATAATCTCTCCCTTTCGGGACAAAGAGCCGTTCGGTTGCTTCCGTCGGACCGCTTTGGTTGATAAGTGACTTGACCTTTCTTTCCCAGATACACTCGAACCTATCTTCCGGCATTTGGTACTCGGAGATATAGACGGGTGCTTTCTGTTCAAGAATCCAATCGTAGAGCCGTTCGGAGTCAAAGTCGGATAGTTTCTTTGCCCCATAGCCGTTTGTGTTGGCGTAGGGCGGATCGAGGTAGATAACGGAGTCCTCTTCAATCGGAACATCGAAATAGTCACCCTGTTTGACTTCCAGCCGTTCGAGGTTCTGAAGCCTTTCCAGCCGTTCGAGGTTCTGAAGCCTTTCCAGCCGTTCGAGGTTCTCCAAATGGATGTCTTTTTCGTACCATTCCTTTCCACCGAGGATAGCGTAGGCCATGAGCCTCCGCTCCTTCATCGTCTTGCAAGAGTCGATAACGGAAAGGTCTTGGCCGCCGATGTCCTTCATCGGGCCGTAGTCGTGAAAGCATATGGCGTAGTGGAGCGCCCGCTTGAGGTTCTCGTTCTTGTCGCCTTCCGCGTAGATGTACGTCCGGCAATCATTCCCGAAAGAGAACACGAGCCGCTCGAACGGGTCCTTGCTTTTGAAGAAATCCTCGCGTGAAACCCATTGGTAGGAGTTGCGGTACTTTCCTTTCGCCACGTCCCGGAAAAGACCGGGCCAGGGGCCTATGTCGTTTGCGACGACCTTGCCCCATTTTCCGGAAAGGATAGCCGCGTGGGTGATAGCGCATCCCCCGGCAAAGAGGTCGTAAAGGATTTTCGCCGGGGGAAGGAAATCTATAATTTCATTCGCTATCTTGGATTTGGAGCCCTTATAGGGTAGGCCGTATTGCATTAGAAATTCGCTAAAACTTTCTCAAACACTTCCTCCGTCACCTTCTCCCCCAACACCCCGTAAATCACGTCCTTCATCCGTTCATAAAGCCCCGTGAACTCATCCTCGCCCATAGAGTCGAAACTCCACGAACGGGGGACTTCGACGAACTGTTGCAGACGCGGATTGAAGTAAACGTCATAATACCCGGCGGCGACGGTCAAGTAAGCACGGAAACCCTCCTTCGACCGCCACGAGGCTTGCTGGTACTCGTTCATCAGCGACCATGCGGCATTCACGAGCGCGAAGGCTTTCCGATGGAAGGAGGTGTTCCGTGGGGCGGTGATGTCTGCCTTATAGACTTGGCCGATGCGGAGTTTCTTCTTCTCGTCGAAGTCATCCTCGTACATCGGCACAAGTCCGTGGGCGGTATTTAGAAGGTTAAGTTTCATTGTGCGCTAAAAAGGGAGATCACTCGGCACTTGCTGCGTGTAGGCCGGATCGTTCACGGGCGGCGGCGCGGGCTGCTGATACTGCGGAGCCGGAGGAACGGGTGCGGGTTGGTAGGTCGGTTGCGGCGGCGGGGCCGGGGCTTGGTACTGCGGTTGTGGCGCGTACTGCGGAGGCGGCGCGGGCTGCTGGTACTGCGGTTGCGGAGTGTAGCCGGGGGCCGGGGCTTGTGGTTGCGCCGGACGGGAGCCGCAGAGTTGGATGGCGGTTACGCGGACCTTCTTCGACTCGCGTGGCTGTCCGTTCTGGTCCTGCCACTTGTCGGTGCGTTGAAGGCCCACGACGAGGACTTGCTGTCCCTTCTTCAAGTAGGGATAGACGGAAGCCTTGTCCCAGATTTCGATGTCGAAGAACTCGGTGTTTTCGCCCGTGGTCCCATCTTGCTTGCGGAACTTCTCGGACACGGCCACCCCGGTCTTTGCGACCTGGGACTGGCCGACGGTGCGAACCTCGACATCCCGTGTGAGGTTGCCCATAATGATGATTTGCTGATAGCCCATCGTTATTTGTTTTGTTTGAATGAAATGCTTGCGGAAACGGTCGTTTCCTTCTTGTACTGCTCATAGAGTCCAGTCTTTTTAAGGCGATCTACGTCTATCCCCGTCCGGGTGTAGGCTTTCTTGAGGGTGAACACTCCCCCACCCCCTTCGAGCTTGTCAAGCCCGTGTTCGAGCATATAGTCCTTCACGCGGTTGTCAAGCCCTTTCAAGGCGCCCTCAATCTTCTTGATTTGCTCCTTGAGTCGGGTGATTTCCTCCTGCTGGACCACATAGGCCGCAAGCTCCTGGTCGGTGAGGACGAGTTCGGCGGAGGGTTCATCGTGTTCGTCGATGTAGATACGGCCTTCGCGTTCGGCTTGGAGGAGCGCGTCCACCTCGGCCTCGCTCACGGTTTCTATCGGAACGAGGCCCTTGATGGCGCGAAGTTTCTTGTCGATGTGAAGGCAATAGGTGGCCGTGACTTTCAAGCCGTGATTCTGCCGCTCAAAGAGAACTTTATAGATCCCGAGTTGGAATTGCAAAGGCCGGGTGTGGACCTTTTGCGTGGACTTGTAGTCGATAAGCACGACTTCGTTTTTCTTGCCGTTTTTAAGCCGATAAACACCGTCGATGCTTGACGCTACAAGTTCATCGTCTGAAACGAGATACTCGCTTGAAACGAAGATTAGGCCCGTCTGCGCACAAAGTTTCGCATATTGTTCGATAAGCGGTGTGCGAAGGACGGACAGGCCGTTGTCGTAGTCCTCGATTTCCTTGTGCAAGGCCGTACCTTCCTCGGCGGCTTTGTTCAGGACTTTCTCCGGGATGCCGGAGTAGTCCGCGCCGAGGCCGTGCTTCTTCATCAATTCGGTTACTCCGATAAGCGGCTTTTCCCCGTCAAGAAGATAGGTGTGCGAAAGCGGCTCGAAGAAAACCCGTGTGTTATTTTGCAGTTCCATCTGCTATCTCCTTTTGTCTTTTGGCGAAGGCGGCCTTGAAGGTTTTGTCCTTGCCATAATATCCACCGTATTGCGTCCACGCCCAGTTCATCTGCTCTTGCGTGGTGAAGGTGTTGATTTGGGCGATAATCTGTTGGAGGTTCATTTCCTCCTCGGCGGATTTCGGTGCGTCCACGTCGTCCTTGTCGGTGGCGATATGGAAGAACTTGAGGAGGAAGTATCTCTCGCCGTAAGTCAGCGCGGAGCCAAGTCCTTTGTCCCAGTTGTTCTGCCCGGATGAGGCCCAATGGCAGACGATGGTTTCCCCGCTTTCCGAATCGACCCAAGTAAACTTGATTTTGAGGTTGCAGAAGATTTCGGACTTCGGCTTTGCGTTACCGTTTTTGTCATAGAGGTTGTAGTCTTGCCGAGTGAAGGTTGCGTCCTCTACTTCCGGAATAAGCAAGAGCCCCAACTTATCCATCGCAGGACGGACTATGCCGAGTATCTTATCCCCGGAAACATACTGATAGGAGTTGCCGGACTTGTCTTTTGTCAAGCCAACAACCGCCTTCTGGAGTTCCAAAAGTTTCTTGTAGATTGTGTTTGCCATGATTATAAATGATAGCGTTTAACTTTCTTCTCGCTCGGCGTGGTGACGAACTCGGAATAGACCAAATATCCTTTGGCTTTTATGTCCGCGATCCTTGCACCGAGCCGGAAGCATTGGAACTTTTCGAGCGCCTCCAGCGGCGTGATGGAATGCCCTTCGAGCATCCACTCCAGGATGCGGTCGGTCTGG